ATAGATTTGAGCGAAAACATCTCATCCTCCAAATGCAGAGTCAGCGGAATGGTTGCCGATACACGGGTGATATACCCACGGAACTCAACCTCCATCTCCCCGTTATATCCTAGGGAAATTTCTACCGGATCTCCCCGTTTAAAGTAGGAACGGACACCGTCGTTGAATTCGGGGATATTGAGCGGTAAAACTATCTGGGCCGTGTCAGTGAGGCTTTTCCAGGAGGATTCAATCCGACAGGAAGAGATTCGGCGGATCTCAATTTTTGACCTTTGATCGGTTGCCCCAAAGACAACCAGCGAGCACATGGCAAGATACATTGCTAAAAGTTTCATTTGATGATCAGTTCAATGGGTTCAATCGATGAGCAACTCAGCATAAAGGAAAGCACACGGGGTTTTCCTTGGGTTGGTTGAAAAGTAATTTCGTTGATTTTAAGGCTGTAAATATGCTTTCTGGTAAACAGATCCCCCTTTACCTTGATAGCATCTACGATCTGTTCAAATTCAATCAGCCGGTCATGCTGTTTGATAAACGTATCGGCTCCCTGGGGATGCTGTGGTTCATCCAGGCATAATCCCCAGAAATCAACATCCCAGTTCTCGAGCGAATAGGTCTCGGTGATAGATCCTGTTCCGGCCACAATCGGGGTCTCGGAGGAGCGTTTTTTACGTCGAAATGTTACCAGGGTGGCCAGTGGCAGGCGAAAGTCATCCATCTGAATCTTGTCGATTTTGCCCTCTTTATAGATGTTGTACTGGCCCGATTGGAAGGTAACGGGAAAAAATACCGGAGTGCCGAGATAACACTGTTCTGTCTCCAGGTCATCATGCGATATCACTTTCACCTCGGGGTAGTTGGCCAGGAGCTGTTGCTGGGCTTTAGGAAAGCTCAAGCCGGGGTAAAACAGCATCAGGCTGCGCACACCGTGAAAATCGCTCATCAGAGAGGGTATGTTGTACTTAAGCTCTATCATTGCGACACCATTACGGCAGCATCACTGGCTGCATCCACAATCATTGAAATCAGCTCCTCTCTCACCTGGGGGAGTTTTTCCTTTATCTCCTTTGGAAAAGTGTTGGTCTGGTTGACCGTCAGATTGATCGTAACACTTCGACCATTACCCTGGCCACTACCGGTACCGGTCAGTGAGATCGCGGAATCCCCGCCACCGGATGATGACCCAGATGAAGATCCCAATCCAGGTGAGGAGTTCAGGTAATCTTTCAATCCACTCCCTGTGGATGGAGAATCTCCTTTGGGGGACTCCATACCGAACATCTTCAAAAGGGCCTGCTTCTGCTGATCAATCTTATCGGCCAGCTCTTTTGCCCCTTGTTGTTCGGAAGAGAGTTTTTCAATCTGGGATTGATAACTCATCAATTGATCAGTGGCCTTTTGGGCCGGGGTCAGATCATAAATAATCGTACCGGTCTCCGGGTTTGTGATCGGGGAACCGGTTTTGCCTTGCTGCAGATCCGCAGAAGCCTGTAATTGTGCTACCCTGGAAGCCTCACGGAGTTTTTCTTCAAGCGTTAGATCAGTCCTTAGGGCCAGTTGTTTGTCAAACTCAAAGAGCTTTGAATTTGCCTGGATCTGAACCTCGGTCAACTTGCTGGTCACATCCTCATAGTCAGCAAATTGATCTTTGAATTTTTCACTGATCTTCTCTACGGCTATTTTATTGAGGATTGCCGTAGTGGCTTTATCAACGTTTTGGGCCAGTAGATCGTAATTGATGCTTTCTGCTGAAATGCCTTCCACAATCGAAGGATTGATCTCCTTTAACTGATTGAGTATGGCAAGACGCCGGTTTTCGCTGGTATTGGCATTGGTGAGTTCAACATGAAGTGAGCGGATCTTTGTAATCTGATCTCCCAGTTTTTGTTCTATCGGGATCTCGATCCACTCCCGAAGGGTTCCAACCAGTTTTGAGGTAATGGATAGTGTCGATGAAAATGAAGTATAGAGCCGCTCTCCGGCTGCTTTTGCCAACAGGTCAGCCTCATCCGAAAGCGTTGACCATCTTCCTCCCAGCGTCTGGCTCTGCTTTTGGGCCATGTTATAAAACCGGCCCCCTTCAGCTGTGGCCCGCTCGAATGCTTTGGTGACCAGATCAGATGAAATGGCCCCCTTTTCCATGTCTTTTCTCAACTGACTGAGTGAACGACCGGTCATTGCAGAGATCTCCTGCAAGGGGTTAAATCCCTGGTTGATCATCTGAAGCAGATCCTGACCCATCAACCTACCGGCTGCCTGCACCTGTGCAAAGGCAAGTGACAATCCCCGGAACCGCTCCTGATTACCCATCGAGACGTCTCCGAGCATTTTTACCGTTGGAAGGATCTTTTCATTAGCCAGACCAAAGCCCAGCAAGGTTTGAGTGGCCGAGAATACATCTTCGGAGCGCAAAGGGCTTTTTGCAGAAAACTCGATCAGCTCTCCGACCATTGTATCGGCTTTCTCCTTGCTTTGGAGCAGTACTTCAAAGCCAACCTGTATTTGCTCATACTTGGCCGTTGTGGCAGCGATTGATTGAATCGATGAAGTGATACCGGTAGTGGCCAGTCCGATGCCTGCATACAATCCCATACCGGCCACCATGGATTTGAGGCCAAAACCTGATGATCTCCCCGTGCTGAATCCCATGGAGTTAAGGCCCTGGATCTTTCGCTGGGTCTGATCAATTAAGTGATTATACCTGGCAATGTGGGTTGTAGAAAAGGCTGATTGCTGCTTCTGGCGCAAATATTCCAACAGGGTATTGAGCCGCTGGATCCGTCCTTGGGTTTGCTGCAGTGGCATTGAAGCCGACAGGCTCCCCAGGCGGGTGATCTCCCGTTGGGTGCGCCGGATCATATCATTGTATCGTGTAATCCATCGCTCGTTTGGAGCTTGTTGCTGGAGTTTCTGCAACCGGTCCAACCGGGTGTACAACCCCTCTAACTGACCACTGGCTTTAGACGCTCCCTGGAACGTCCGGCCAATCGATGCCGAAACCCCGCTTCCACTCCTTTCCAACCGATCATACCGATCGGAGAGCTGCTTGGCCTTCAGAGCTGCAGCACCGGTAACCTGGTCAACCCGGCGCAAAGGGCCACTGACAAGGTCTGTAAGTTTTAAAATCCAGTTTGTGGTGCGATCAGCCATTGGGATTGTTTGCTTTCTGGATTGCCTTTATAATTGCCTGGGTTAAAAATTCGAACGTGTCTCGTCTTTCGTACTGCAAGTCCTGGTAAAGGATAGCGAACTGGGTATCTGAAAGGGTATCGGGATCCAAATGATAGCGCCCTCTCAGGAGGGCGCTGATCTTACGCAGGTCATCGACCCCGTCGATTTCACTGATCCGGCTGGATCGGATCAGTTCAAAAAGGTCGCTTTTTTTTTCTCAATCAACGTCACCACCGCATCCAGAACTCCAAAATAGATATCATCATCTCCTCCTTCATCCACCGTGGAGAGGTACTTCATGTCACCACCCAGGACGCAGTTTTTGATCATGATCGAATTGGCCTTCTCGAAGTCCTTTTCCGATGAAGCTTTGCTGATCTGGTTGAGGATCGTTCGGTCGGGTTTGCGGATGAAAAACCGGGCCTTTTCACCCGTTAGGACTCCATCGACCTCCTGAGGAATTTCAATGGAGCGCACCTTGCAATTGAACTTTTCTTCCCATTCCTTGATCATTTGAGCGGTAACCTGATCTGCTGATTGATACTCTTTCTTTGCCATTTTCCGTGTTTTTAAAGGGTTATTAAATGCTGGTTAAACGTTCCAGTCGATGTGTGAAATCTTCAGGTTGTACTTCATAACCACCTTCCCGTCTCCCTGCTTGATTGACCGTCCGGTACCGGTTATCCTCACGTTGTTGAGAATGTCCTTGGTCATTACGTCATTCACCCCGTAGATGACCGGTATAGCCGGTATAGAAACCTGCTGAAGACGTGTTCCCGCAGGAATGCTGCGAAGCATGGCCACATGCTCCTCCATCAAAATGGAGATAGAACCCTTGGCCGTGTAATTACCCTCGCTCTCACCGATTGGCATGTCACCGGCACCGTATTCATTTTCAATGGTCATCTCATCCTCATACTCGATTTCGGTGATGCCTTCCACATCCCTGCCTAAGAGATTGAACATGATGGCTTTCCAGCCAATGAGGGTTCCAAACTTGTTTACTATCTTCTGATCCATGGCTAAATTGAATTTGCAAGTCCGATTGGGATGTTGATTTCAAACAGGATGCCATCGATAACAAGGGAGGTGTTAACCGTCAAGGGGACATCCTTCGAGGGAGCCTGCTGGGGATCGATATATACACCAACTGCGCTTACCTCATCATCGATAACCATCAGCTCAAGTTTCTTTTTGGCCAGTTGTTCCCACTGCGCAATAACCGTGGAGCGGGGATAACCGGTCGAGGGATCCTTTTTATAGGTACCCTTCATCTTGGGAAGTAATGCCGCTCTGAGATACCTGGCCGCTTTGTTCCAGGTACGGTTACGCTCGATGGCACTGTAATCATCCGATGGATCAGTGCAGGTCGGGGATTCGTTGAAATATACCCCGTCGTAACCGGCATAGCTTCCCGCGTAGATATACCCCTTAGAGGTGAGAACCCGTTGATCATTGAGCGTAAGGAGCTCAAATGCCTTCCCGCTCGACAGTGAAGCCTTCAGCCAGCGTCCTTTGGCAGCATTGGTCAACGAATAGTTCTCATTGGCCTTTTTGGCATCGGGTTTTTTCAGAATGTCCACCGAACCCAGGCACTCGTTCACCTTCCGGATGGCCAGGTTTCCCAGTGCCGTACCCACGGCAGCGGTCTTGGCAAACGCTTCATCGAGGGCCTCTATGGCAGGATCCAGGGCAATAACAACCGATACATTGCGGCAGGCCAGGGTGGTGAGATCCATCATCGATGCCAGGTCTCCATTGGCTTCACGTCCCTCAATGAGAACATTGTCCAGGAAGATGAATTGCTCCTGGAGTTTATCTACCGTTGCCTGGGCCTTGGGGATCGCGGCCAGTACATCGGCATCCAGTCCATCACTGAGGGTGGGAGAATAGGTATCCGAAGGATTGAGGATAACACCCACCGTTTTGATTTCCCTGCGGGTGACATCCGAGCGCATTAGAGCAAGCAGTGCCCCTTCACCCACCGGAGTGTTTTCACCTTCCGGATCACAGATC